ACCCGAGCCGGTTAAGAAACTGAATTTACTAAATGTAAAGCAGCATATCTTACCCTTCTCGGGCGATATGATTAAGATGCGTACCTATCCGCCTGATTTTAATAGGTTATTGGAAACGTTAGAGTATGATGTTATCTATTCGCATTTGCCCGATTGGCCTCAAGTTGGTAGATATAAAAATTCATTTGATACTAAAATAGTTGGTTATTGTCATTGGTGGGAAATGAAAACCTGCAATGCGGAAGATAGAAAGAATAAATGGAGATGGATGCCGATTGAACTATTAGGTATATCTCAAATGGAAACTTGCTATCTTAATACACAAGACCAAAAAAATAGAGTATTGGAAGAAGCTAAAATTTGGTTTAATGATGAGTTTGTTAAAAAGCTAGATGATATTTTAGTAGTTTGGAATTTAGGACTAACAAAGCAAAATGTAGTAGAATCCGCATCAGAAGAAAAACAAAATATAATAGTATTCAATCATAGAGCAGCAGCTTATAAGGGGTATCCTACCTTTATTAAATTGATGGAGGAATATAGAGAACAAAGGCAAGACTTTAGTGTATGGGTGCCTCAATTAAAAGGAACACCTGAGCATAATTGGATTGATGGAACTAAACTTCCAAAGCATGAATACTATGGTAGATTACAACAATGTAAAGTTGGTATTCAGATGAGGCAAACTAATTATGGTTGGAGTGTATCTGCAACGGATTGCTTGATGAATGGTACGCCAATGATATATCAAGAATCACTATGTTATCAGGAAATAGAACCAAACGGATTATTTTTTAAATTTAAAAAAGACCTGTTTGAAATGCTAGATAAAATATTGGATGACGATAATTATAGAAGGGATAGAGAGATTAAAAGTATAGCAAGAGCATTAGAACTTTCAGAAAACGAAGGTAAGATGTTAGAACAATTAAACATAAAATTAAAAGCATAGATGTATCAAAATATTTATTATCAGAGAGAGAGAAATTTAGTACACATTTGGGATGATAAGTTAGGATATAGAACCTTTCCTTATGTTAGATATGCTTATGAAAAGGCACAAAGAGGACAATACACATCTTTGTATGGAGATAAGTTAGATAAGATTTTTAAGTTTAGTAAAGATGACCCAAATTTATTTGAATCCGATGTAGCTGAAACTACTAGAGTTTTGGTTGATACATATACTGATTCAGATATTCCATCGGAAGGACACGTTACACTTACTTATGATATTGAGTGTGAAATGGATACCGGTTTGCCTGATGTGGAAAAATCAGAAAACGAATTAACCGCTATTGGTTTACATGATTCTGCTTCTAACCATTATTGGGTTTTGATTATGGATAAAGCTGGTAAGATGACTGAAAAGAAAACCGGCAATCGTACTGTAATTCCTTTTAGAGATGAAAGGGATATGTGTATGAAATATTTAGAATTGTATGAGTACATTAATCCAACAATTGTAACTGGTTGGAATATTGATAACTTTGATACTCCTTATTTATATAATCGTATTAAAAGAATATTAGGTGTTAAGCACGCTAATAGACTAAGCCCAATAGGTGAATGTTTCTGGTCTCCATATCGTAAGAGATTTTATATGGCCGGTGTATCTTATTTAGACTACCTTGCTCTATATAAGAACTTCACCTATTCGGAATTAGATAACTATCGTTTAGATAGTATTGCAATGAAGGAATTGGGTAGAGGTAAGGTTGAGTACTCTGGTAATTTAGATGACTTGTTCAAAGATGATATTGAAAAGTTCATTGAGTATAACTTGGTAGACGTTGAATTGGTTGTTGATATGGATGCTAAACTACAATTCATTGATACCGCTAGAGGTATCTGTCACGCTGGACACGTACCATATGAAGATTTTGTTTATTCATCAAAATACTTAGAGGGTGCATTGTTATGTTACCTTAAAAGAAGAAACATTGTAGCTCCTAACAAACCTGCGGATAGACAAGAGATGATGCAGGCACTTAGAGATAATGACCAAGAGAAATTTATTGGTGCATATGTTAAGGCACCTATTGTTGGTAAATACGAATGGATATATGATTTGGATTTAACTTCACTATATCCATCAATCATTATGACAACCAACATTTCACCAGAAACTAAAGTTGGCAAGATTGATAATTGGGATGCACAAAAATTTATGAAAGGTGAGATTGATACATTCTTTTTAGGTGAGAAAAGTATTACAAAAGAAAACCTTAGAAAGTTATTAGATGAAAGTAAATATGCTATCTCATCCAATGGAGTTCTTTACACTACGGATAAAGTAGGTTGTATTCCTGATATATTAGACCTTTGGTTCAAACAACGTGTGGAGTTTAGAGCATTAGAAAAAAAATATGGTGAGAGTGGTGATAAAGAGAAATATGATTTTTACAAGAAAAGACAATTGGTACAAAAAATCTTATTAAACTCTTTATATGGAGTATTGGGATTACCGGCTTTTCGTTTCTATGATGTGGATAATGCTGAGGCGGTAACAACAACCGGTCAGACTGTGATTAAATCAACAGCTGATATGGCTAACATTAAATATAATAAAGAGTTAGGAACAACTGGACAAGATTTTAACATATACATTGATACGGATTCGGTATTCTTTTCAGCAGTACCTATCTTAGACCATCGTTATAAAGATTGGAGAAATTTACCTGATGCAGAGATTGCTATAAAGGTGGATAATATTGCTGGTGAAACGCAAGATTTCTTAAATAAGTTCTATGATGTATTGGCTGAGAAAGTATTCAACGTTGATAAAACAAAACACCGATTCCAAATTAAAAAAGAATTCGTAAGTAGAAGTGGTATTTGGATTGCTAAGAAACGATACGCACAATGGATTATTGCGGAGAATGGTATTCCTTGTGATACCCTACAAGTTAAAGGATTGGATGTGGTTCGTTCATCGTACCCTGCACAATTCCGTAAGTTTATGAGTGGTATCCTTATTTCAATCCTACAAGGTGAAACTGAAATGGTACTAACTGATAGGATATATGATTTCAAAAAGGACTTGGTTAATATGGATGTAACTTCTATCGCTAAGAATTCAGCTGTAAAAGAATTATCAAAATATATTCCAAAGAAAAAAGATAATAGAGCAATGTTCCAATTTAATCGTGCAACTCCGGCGCACGTAAAAGCAGCAATTGCACATAATCAATTATTAGTTCACTTCAAATGTGCAGCTAAGCACGCTCCGATGAGAGATGGTGATAAAATTAAATGGGTATATCTTAAACAAAATCCATATGGGTTGGATGCCGTTGGGTTTAAAGGACATGATGACCCTGAGGAAATAATGGACTTGGTGAGGATGTATATCGATTATGATAAAATCTTTGAAAGGGAATTATTAAAGAAATTAGAGGACTTCTATGGGGCTTTGGGATGGGGTGCAGTACTTTCCTCTCAAAAGACAGCTGAACAATTCTTTTCTTTCTAAAAGATTTGGTAGTTTCAGTTATTTTTCGTATATTTGTATAACAAATTAAAACATAAATTAAAATTTCAATTATGAACAAAGGCAAATTTGATGGTTTCGTTAATCGTTACAACTTAGGTGGTGAGATTGAATCCGTTATGGTAAAATCCGATGATAAGAACTTATCGGTAAGAATGATTTCAGATGACAAAACTTTATTAGGTGATGTTACAGTAGCAGGTGGTGAATTCCCAAGCGGTGAGTTTGGTATTTACACTACTTCACAATTAAAAAGCTTATTGAGTGTATTAGATGATGCTATCACTATTGAAGAAGTGACCGGTGCATTGAAATTCTCTGATAAGAAAACAAAGGTACAATATATGTTAGCAGCACCATCGGTGATTCCTGCGGTACCTGATTTAAAAGCATTACCTCCATTTGATACGGAAGTTGCTTTAGATGATGAATTTGTAAATAAGTTCATCAAATCAAAAGGAGCATTAGCTGATGCTGATACTTTTACATTTACTATTAAAGGTGGCAAGGCTGAGATTATTTTAGGTTACTCATCAATTAACTCAAATAGAATTTCTATTGGTGTTGATGCAACCGCTAAGACTGATATTGAACCAATCGCATTTTCAGCAAAATATTTGAAAGCTATTTTAATGGCTAACAAAGGTTCTAAAACATCTTCATTGAAAATCTCATCTAAGGGATTATCGCATGTATCATTTACTGATGGAGATTATACTTCAAACTATTACTTAGTAGAAATTAAATAATATGTCAAATCAATTTTATACATTATTACCTATGCCATTTTTAGAAAAAAATGGTAAAAGGTATGAATTAGTAGATTATAATTTATCATTAGAAGAATTTTTAAATATAAATTCTGGTAAAGATATATACATTTTCGAAGAATCAATAACAACAAACAACATAAAAGCTGTTGTTTTAGAAAAATAATAACTATGAGCTTTTGGGATACTGAACCACAAAAACCTGTCTTTGACTTTGAGCTTGAAAAAGCAAAGTTAAAAGAAAATATGGACTACCTTATGACAATGTCTGTACAAGAACAAACATTGTATAAGAAGTGGGTTGAATTGCAAGAACCTTCTATGATTCAAGCAAAAGCCCAAATAGCATCATATTATGATACTCAATGGAAACCAACTGATATTAACAATAAGGAGCTAACGATAAAAGAAATTGAATCGTTAGAGCCTTACGTTGAGATTGTTGATGACCCAAAAGAATCTACTAAGTGGGCAGCGGTAAGACGTATGATTCACACAATGGATTTTACAGCAAACCCTGGTCGTAATGTAAAGATTAATGTAAAGGATAGAGTTAGTGGAAAACTATTAGGACAGATTTCATTAGCATCCGATGTAACAGCTATGGGAGTTAGAGATAACTTTATTGGTTGGACTAAAGATAATAAGTTTGTTGATGGTAAATTAAACAACACTACTATTGCTTCTACTATTGTATGTACTCAACCATTAGGATATAACTTCTTAGGTGGAAAGTTAATTGCTATGATGACAACTGTACCTGAAGTTAGAGAGTATTGGAAATCAAAATATAAGAATGTTTTGATTGCAGTAGGTACAACATCTTTGTATGGTATTCACTCTCAATATAATGGTATCCCTTTATTTAAAACATTGGGAGAATCAGCTGGTAAGATTAGTTTAAAGCCTGATGACAAATTCTATGACCCTTGGCATCAATGGATTAAGGAAAATAGAGCAGAGTGGTATAAACAAAATATATCAGATGAGAGAGCTCGTAATGGTGCTAATATGGGATATGAAGCTAATGGACCTGTTAGTGGTATCAAACAAAAGATACTAAGTGCTATCTTTAAAGAGTGTGGAATTAAGGCAACTGAATATCATCATGGATTTAAGAGAGGAGTTTATATGGCTATGATGTATGAGAACGGATGTGAGTATCTTAGAAACGAAATTACCGAAGAACAACTAATCCTTAAAGATAAGTTTAAGCAAGGTACTGAATACATTAACAAATGGTGGAAAAAACATGCAATCAGTAGATATACAAAGTTACATGATGAAGGAAGAATTAAACCTGAGCACTTATTCTACATAGATGCTATTGGAATTAGTTGGGAAGAAATGAAAGCAAAATACCTATCAGAAGTAGGAAGATAATTAAAAACAAAATATATGGAAGAAAATTTAGAACCAATCGGAACGATAGGTATTAATCAAAAAAGATTAGAACAATGCGAATGGTGTTTTCAATTTGATGAAGATGAGCCAAAGATATTTGCTTGGACGGAAGAGGATATGAAAAATGAAGAACCAACAGTAACATTTACAATTGGAAATACAGAAGGAGCTTATGTATCATTTACAAAAGATGGTAAAACATTTAAATTATTTGCAAGAGAATTAACGGAAGAAGGTAAAAAACTAAGAGAATTTAATAATCAAAATTTTATTAAAAATGAAAGTACGAATAAAGAAGCTTAATCAAAACGCAATTATTCCATCTTATGCAAAGAGTGGCGATGCTGGTATGGATTTAATAGCAACATCAATTATAGAGAATACCTCATTTCAAATAACATACGGATTAGGTATAGCATTAGAAATCCCTAACGGATTTGTAGGATTGGTATTTCCTCGTTCATCAATTAGAAAATATGAATTAGCACTATCCAATTCAGTTGGTGTAATTGATAGTGGATATAGAGGCGAACTACAAGCTACATTTATAAAAGAAAATGGATTGGATTCACTTGCATATAAAGTAGGTGATAGGATTGCACAAATTATGATTATACCATATCCTCCAATTGAGTTTGATGAAGTAGATGAGTTATCGGATACTGAAAGAGGTGATGGTGGATTTGGTTCAACTGGAAAATAATGAATTACGAAGATAAAATAAAAATTTGGAAAAACTCTTTCTTATCTCTTGACAAAGAAAAAGAAGAAATTTGTGATTCTTTATCAAATAAAATTTTGCAATCTGAAAAATATATATTATGTTTAGGATATCCAAATTATCCACAAACTCCACCAACTACAATAACAAGTAGACATGAGTATTATAATTTATTAAATTTTAAATGGGATGAATTGGAAATTATAAAATATAAAATTATAGAAAATTCTTCTAAAATAATTGGTGGAAATTCTTTTTATGTTAAAATGTGGGCTAACGTATTTAGAAATGGAGAATGTATTAAAAAACACATTCATCATCCTGAGCCTGTTAGAGAAACTGATGAATTTAAAAAGAATATTTTTAAAACAATTTGTGGGAATTTATTTTTAAGAAATGATATCGATTCGGATACAATTTATTATTTTGATAATAAAGCTGAATATGTTAAAAATATAAAAGGAGATTATCATTTTTTTTCTTGTATAACACCACATGAAGTATTACCTTATAATGGTAGAGAAAGAATAGGATTGGCATTTGATGTTTATGCGGAAGATTTTTTTGAAAGTTTAAATATTCAAACTCCAAATGGATTAGTATTAATAAAATAAAAAAATATGTTTATAGAACAAATACCTGAAAAGGTAAATAATAGCTTATGGGTAGAAAAATATAGACCCAATATCTTAGATAATTACGTTGGTAACGAAAGCTTAAAAGAGAAGATAAAATTGTATATTGAGAAGGGGGAAATTCCACATTTACTTTTACATGGTAAAGCCGGTACTGGAAAAACTACATTAGCAAAATTAATTGTAAAATCTATTGATTGTGATTATATGATTATAAATGCATCTGATGAAAATGGTGTTGATACTATTAGAGAGAAGATTAAAAGTTTTTCATCTTCTATGGGATTTAAACCATTTAAAATTTTAATATTGGATGAGGCGGATTATTTAACTGCAAATGGACAAGCAGCTCTTCGTAATGTAATGGAAACTTTTAGTGGGCATTGCCGTTTTATTTTAACTTGTAATTATGTTGATAAAATTATTCCTCCTATTCAAAGTAGATGTCAATCTTTTCAAATTATACCTCCAACTAAAAAAGATGTAGCAATTCAAATCAGTAATATCTTAAATGCGGAAAATGTTGAATTTGATGTAAAGGATTTAGTTCCTATTATCGATGCATCATATCCAGATATTCGTAAGGTTATAAATACATGTCAATCTAATTCTTTTAAAGGTAAATTGAAAGTAGATGTTTCTAACTTATTAGAAAATGATTATAAAACAAAAATCATAGATATTCTATCTTCAAACGATGATAAGAGAAATAAGTATATGAAAGTAAGACAGGCTCTTATTGATTCTAAAGCAAATGATTTTACGGATTTATATACAGCTTTATATGATAAGGTAGAAGATTATGGTGGAGAGAACACAGCTAATATCATTCTTTTATTAGGAGATGGTGTAAGTAAATCAGCAGTAGCAATCGATAAAGAAATTATAGCAGCAGCTACTCTCATTCAAATTTTAAATGTAATATAGTGGATAAAGAATTAATAAAAAAATTAGCAGCTGAAGCTATTGATAAAAAAATATTTGAAGAGCATGATGGTGAGATATTAGTTGTTAAAAATACAAAAGGAGATGAAGTTATCAAAATACCTTTTATGTGGATTGAAAACTTTACAAATTTAATAGAACAAAATATAAAAAAATAATATGGCAACAATTTTAGGAGCAGGTGGAGAAAATTTAACTCCACAAGAACCACAAATACCTTTAGAAAAAACGGAAGCTATTGGATGTAAAAAATGTGGTGGAGAAATTTTCGTACAAGGTTTTGGATTTCGTAAGATTTCAAAGTTATTAACTGGTAAACCAAAAGATGAAGTATTACCCGTAGAGTTATTCCTTTGTGGAGATTGTGGTGAAGTATTAAATGAATTATTACCTCCGGGTTTAAAAGTAGAAGAAGAAGCATAATATGGCTAAAACATTATTCGACCATCTAAACGCAATTTGTGATAAGAAAGACCCAAAGTATTGGGATACACTTGATGAGAGTGATAAAAAGACATGGAGTAACTATATGATACTCCGTTTTCTTTCTATGAAACCTGAGTGGATAGAATTGATTGCAGATATACAACCTTACATTCAGGAGGCACCTCCTAAAGCAATGTATCTTGCTTTAATTGGATTGATTCCAAAGACAAGGGCATTTCTAAAATATATGAAACCAGCTTCATCTGAAAAGTATGAAGATTGGATTGTTAAATTGGTAGCTCAGTTTTATGAGGTATCAGAAACGGAGGCTGAGGACTACCTTAAAATCCTATATGAAACAATTGGGGGTAAATTACATATTAAAGAAATAGCTGAATCGTATGGTACTGACCCTAAACAAATTACAAAGCTAAAATTAAAGGTTTAGATTTGGTAAACTCGGGTATTTTTCGTATCTTTACATAAATAAACATAATGGCAAAAGTATCATTTTCGCAGTACTCAATGTGGAGTAGCTGTCCGCATCAATATAAGTTAAATTACATAGATAAGTTAGGTGAGAGTTCATCTAACATACATACAATATTTGGAACTGCAATGCACGAAACTATCCAACATTACCTTTCGGTTATGTATGGTGTTTCTAAAAAGCAAGCAGATGAAATCAACAAAGATAAGCTCTTATTGGAAAAAATGAGAGAAGCTTATAAAAGTGAAGTTGAGAAGATGAGTGAAGGAACTCCTTGTACTCAAATTGAATTAGAAGAATTTTATGGTGATGGTAGAAGAATCTTAGCATGGTTGGATAAGCATATGCACAAATTCTATTCAAAGAGTGGGTTTGAATTGGTAGGTATTGAGATTCCATTAAACGCAACTATTAAAGAAGGTGTACACTTTATTGGATTCATAGATATTGTATTAAGAGATGTGGCTGAGAATTCAATTATTATCATTGACCTTAAGACATCTACTATGGGATGGAATCAATATCAGAAAGCTGATAAGATGAAGAACTCTCAAATTCTTCTATATAAAAAATACTATTCAGAATTATTTAATATTCCTTTAAATAAAATTAAAGTTGAATATCAGATACTTCGTAGGAAGTTGCCGGAAGATTCCGCATTTCCAATTCCATATGTATCAAAACATATTCCAGCACATGGTGCTCCATCTGTTACTAAGGTATATGATGAGTTTATGGGATTCATTAATGCAGTATTTGATGATGAAGGTAAATTTAGAGATATAGAATTTCCTAAAGTACCAGGCCCTGCTAAAAAGAATTGTAAGTTTTGTGAATTTGGCAACAGAGGAATATGTGATAAAAAAGCTACAAAATAAAATTTTATGTTTTCTTAAAAACTTTATATTTATATATACAAATATATTTATAATGAATCAAGACAACACAAAACTGACAACTGTGAAAATACTGAAAGATGTATATTCATCATTTAAAAAGGTTTCTTTCGATTCGGATGTTACATTACAAAAGCTGGTAAATAGAACAGTGGAAAGATATGTAAAGGATGATGAGTTTAGAAAAGAAATGAATGAGTACTTACAACTACAAATATCAGGTTCACAATTTTAAGAAACAAAATAAGTTATGGCAAAAAAGAAGAAAATTCTGTTACTTTCAGATGATTTAAGAATGGCAAGTGGTATCGCCACAATGTCAAAAGAATTAGTATTAGGTACTATACACAAATACGATTGGTTTCAGGTAGGAGCAGCAATTAATCACCCAGAGCAAGGTAGAGTTTTAGATGTAAGTGAAGATATTCAAAAAAATTATGGAATTGCAGATGCTTCTTTAAAAATTCTTCCTTGGAATGGTTATGGTAATGCTGATTTAATTAGGCAATTAATTAACGCTGAACAACCTGATGCTATCTTACACTTTACTGACCCTCGCTATTGGACATGGTTGTATGATATTGAGCATGAGATTAGACAAAATGTTCCTATTTTATTTTACGCAATTTGGGATGATTTACCAGACCCATTATATAATCGTAACTACTATGAGAGCTGTGATTGGATTGGTTGTATCTCTCGCCAAACATACGGTATCATTAAAAGATTATCAGCCTTAGATACTAAACCAACTTGGAAACCAAAAGCAGATTGGCAAGTAAGTTATGTACCTCATGGTATTAATACTGACATCTATAAACCCGCAAATGTATCTGATGAGTTTAGAAAAGAAATTTTAGGTGGTAAAGATTATGAGTTTGTTCTATATTGGAGTAATCGTAATATTAGAAGAAAACAACCAGCAGATGTTATTGTAGCATTCAAACGATTTTGTGATAAAATTGGTAAGGAAAAAGCTGATAAAGTATGTTTATTAATGCATACACAACCTGTTGATGAGAACGGAACTGACTTACCTGCCGTTATAGCAGCAGTTGCGCCTGATGTTAATATTATATTTTCTGATAAGAGAAGACCAGTTGAAGAATTAAATCTTATTTATAATATTGCAGATGTAACAATAAATATAGCTAATAACGAAGGATTTGGATTAGCAACTGCCGAATCGGTGATGGCAGGAACTCCAATTATTGTAAATGTAACAGGTGGTTTACAAGACCAATGCGGATTTGAAGTAGGTGGTCGCTTATTAACAGCTGATGATTATATTGATTTGGGGTCATTACATGAGTGGAGAAAATGGGAAGGTAGAGCAATAGCTGGAGATTGGGTAAGGCCAATTTGGAGTAGAGCACAATCATTGGCAGGTTCAGTACCAACTCCATATATTTGGGATGATAGAGTAGATGTTGATGATGTTGCTGAAGCAATTGAGGAAGTCTATAATGTATCTAAAGAAGATAGAAAGGCGGCTGGTTTGAAAGGTAGAGAAGCATTTATAAATGATATGGGATTAACTCATACTAATATGTGTGAGCAATTAGTAAATGGAATTGAATCAACATTTGAAAATTGGAAACCAAGACAAAGATTCGAAGTATTTAAAGTAAAATAAGTTATAAGCATGAAGCCAACATTAGTATTTCAAGGACCTATATTCACTCGTAGTGGTTACGGTGACCATTGTAGAGATTTAATGAAATCCCTAC